TCACTCCCTGATCCCGGCCACGTCCGGCGTCTCCCATGCCAGGTGCTGGCCGCCGTCGACGGCGATCATCTGGCCCGTGACGCTGCCGGCCTTCGCGAGATAGAGCACCGCATCGGCGATCTCGTCAGGCGTGCCGCCATGGCCGAGGAGCACGGCGCTGCTCTGCTTGGCGAAATCCTCATCCCCCTGGCGGACGTTCGACAGGGTCGGCCCCGGCCCGATGGCGTTGACGCGGATGCGCGGCGCGAGCGCCTGGGCCATGGTCTGCGTCGCGGTGAAGAGCGCGGCCTTCGTGAGGGTGTAGGAGAAGAATTGCGGCGTCAGCTTCCAGACGCGCTGGTCGACGATGTTGACGATGCTCCCCTGGGCCTCGGCGGGCAGCTGGAGCGCGAAGTCGCGGGCGAGAAAAGCGGGTGCGCGCAGGTTGACGGCGAAGTGACGGTCCCAGCGCTCCTGCGTCAGCGTCTCGACCTCGTCGGGCTCGAACTCGGAAGCGTTGTTGACGAGAAGCGAGAGCGGGCCGAGCGCGCGCACGGCCTCGGGCACGAGGCTTGCGACGGCATCGCCGTCCGCCAGATCGGCCCGCACGATGACGGCCCTTCCGCCGGCATGCCGGATGCCCGCAGCCATTCTCTCCGCCTCGTCGGCCGAACGGCGGCAATGGATCGCCACCGCGTAACCATCGCCGGCAAGGCGCTCGACGATTCGCCGCCCGATGCGTTGCGCGCCGCCGGTTACGAGCGCAGCCTTGTCCATCCTCGTCCTCTTTATTGCAAATATGTCACAGCTCTTGGCGTGCGGCCACGAGAATGACATTATTTCAACTATTTGTGTATGGGTCCCAACTTCGTATGTGAGAAACCTCTTGCATAACAAGGGGTTACTTCCCGTATTAATCACATAGTCCCAACTATGCCATGCGACAACGTGTGATTTCCGTTGGGACTTTTTTTGTCCCACATCACATAGTAATTCGTGTATATCCGCCGTCCGTCTGCATTTTTGTGGACCTTAAGGAACGAGCGACAACCCGACAGGAGAGAGACACATGAAGCATTTTGACTCCTTTGAATTGGCTAAAGAGAAACATGAGAAGCATGAGTCTCGTACGGTCCAAGGGTACGGCTATGGTGCCTCCTCTGAGGCCATGGCTCTGATCCAGAAACACTTCAACACAGCATACGACGTGGTTCTTAAGAAGCTCAATGACTCCTCTCGCTCCTCGATGAAAGGGATCGCTGACACCTTCTCCATCCTCTCCCCTGAGAAGATCGCTCTTGTTGCTTTCCAGGGCGGGCTACACTGTATCGCTGATGAGATGGACCTTCAGGACACCAATCGCTATCTCGGGGACCTCATGGCCGATGAGCTTTACGCTGCGGGTCTTGTGGCCTTCGATGAGAAGCTGGCCCTGAACCTCGACAAGAGGGCACGGAAGAACAGCAACGCTCAGGCCCGTAAGACCTCCCTCAAGGTCATGGCCGGGAAGAATGGCTACTACTTCGACGGTTTCGCCTCCAACGAGGAGCGGGATATGGCGGGTGCGTGGCTCACTGAGGTCCTGATGGAGCTTGACGATGTGTTCGTGCTTGTCCGTCCTGAGGAGGGCGAGGACTACGTTCAGCCTCATCTGACGCTCACTGAGGGCGCTCTCGTGTACGCCCAGGAGTTCACCAAGGCTGTGCTTGAGAAGCGCCCTGTGGCCCTCCCGCAGCTTTCTATGCCCCCGGCATGGGAGGGGATGTACCTGACCCTTGAGAGCAATGGTCGCCAGTACAAGGTGCCTCTGATCCGGCGTAGCTCCAAGAGCCTGTCCTATCAGCATCTCAAGGCTGCGATTAAGGCCGGGACCGCCAAGCCTGTGCTTGACGCCCTCACGGCGGCGTCTCAGGTCGCGTGGTCGATCAATGCCCCTGTGCTTGAGATGGTCAAGTGGGCGTACCTGAATAACGTGGCTGTGAAGGGCCTCCCGACCAAGCAGGATGAGAAGCTCCCCGCGAAGCTCGCTGACGACGTTTGGGCGGCAATGAGCGAGGAGGAGCAGAAGGCTGCGAAGAAGGAGCGTTCCGACATTCGTGCGGCTAACCGCGCCCTCATTGGTCTTAGAGAGGTCTACAATACGGACGTGTCCACGGCTGAGATTTTGCTTGAGCGTGGGAACCGCTTCTGGACTCCCATGAACATGGACTATCGCGGTCGTGTGTACGGATGCACCTACTTCCACTTCCAGCGTCAAGACTACGTTAGGGCAATGTTCCTATTCGCTGACGGAGTAAAACTTGGTCACGATGGGCTTCGCTGGCTCATGATCCATCTCGCCAATTGCGGTGACTTCGACAAGGTATCGAAGAAGCCATTCGCGGAGCGTGTGGAGTGGGTCAATGAGAACATCAACCGCATCCTTGAGATGGCGGCAGACCCTACTCAGGACCTCTGGTGGACGGAGGCAGACAAGCCCTTCATGTTCCTCGCGGCGGCTATCGACCTCCGCAACGCTTTGCTTTGCCCTATCCCATGCGAGTACGTATCTCATCTGCCTGTGAGCTTCGATGGTACTTGCTCGGGCCTTCAGCACTTCGCGGCCATGACCCGTTGCGACCAGACGGCTCCTCTCGTGAACCTCACGAACAACGAGCGGCCCTCTGACGTGTATCAGGCTGTGGCGAACGTCGTGAAGGCCAAGGTGGCTCTCATGGCTCAGGACCCCGACCACGAGTTCCATGAGGTCGCCAACCTGATCCTTGGGGACATTGACCGTGGCATGGTGAAGCGAAACGTTATGACTTGGGCTTACTCGGCCAAGCGCCTCGGCATGATGACTCAGGTGATGGAGGACACGATGCAACCCCTCCAACACAAGGTCGTCACGAAGCGCCTGAAACTCCACCCCTATCAGGTGGCAGCCGATACCTTCACGCCCAAGAACGGCAAGACGGAAGTGTGCTGGCCGGGATGGACCGCAGCCAAGATGCTCGGAGGGACCACCTATGACTCTATTGGAGAGGTCGTGAAGCGGCCTCAGGAGGCTATGGAGTTCCTTCAGAAGATCGCTCGCGCTACGGCCCACGAGGGCAAGCCTGTGATCTGGACGACTCCCATGGGGATGCCTGTGGTCCTCCACTATCCCAACCACAAGAGCCAGAAGCTCCGTCTGTGGATGATGGATCGTGGCGTCCGGTTCCAAGTGCAACAGTCGAACCAAGAGCAATCTACAGGGATCGACAAGAACGCGGCGGCTAATGCCGTGGCCCCATCGTTCGTTCACAGCTACGACGCTTGCCATCTCCAGATGGTCGTGTACGTGGCCGCTAAGAAGGGCATCAAGGACGTTGCCCTCGTGCATGACAGCTTCGGTTGTCACGCAGGGAAAGCTGATGCGTTCCGTAAGGTCGTGTCACATACGTTCTGCTATCTCTACCGGAAGTATGACGTTCTGAGCATGGTTCTGGAAGAGAACAAGGCACAACTTCTCAACCACGAGAGGCTCCCGAAGCGTGAAGAGGTTTCGACGGGTTCGTACCAAATCAGGGACGTACTGCGTTCTTTTTACGCTTTCGCATAGCAATCCATATCAGACACGGAGACATATCATGACCTTTGACCGACTTCTGGCTTTCGCAATCTCCCGCATTAAGGCTGGCCTCCCGCTATCTCTGGATATGGAGGTCGAGCTTGTCGAGCGCGGGTACGACATAGAGGCACTCAAGAACGCGCACGAGGACGACTTCAACCTCGGCTTCGCGTTCGCTGATGAGGACGCCTGATGTGGTTCTTTTACCGCTTCACGGACGATGGGGGATGGACGCTCTCGCTCCTGCGAGGGCGCATCCTCCTGAGCCGCTTCAGGGGTGAGAAATACCTGAAGCACACGAAGGGTAAGCCCTACCGGCTACAGGCTTTCGGGAGGTTCTACGACTTCGGGTGACACTTTTGTTGACCTTAAGGAAGGAGGGTTCTCGGCCCTCCTTCTGCACTTTTGTTGACCTTAAGGAAGGACGCAGCGCCTTCCCATTTTCTCTAACATACGAGGTGCTATCAGATGGCAGATAAGAAAGAATACGTTTCCTTCATCACTCCCCTTGGACGCGCTCGCTACCCGAAGCTGGACAAGCAGGACACGTATGAAGGCAAGGAGGTTGGCTACAAATGCGACCTCGTTTTGGACGATGCCGATATGGCGAAGGTCCAGAAGATCATTGACGACGCCGTGAAGCAGTTGGCTCCAGGCGGGAAGCTCAAGAACGGTAAAAAGACTCCGATCCGTGAGGACGAGGAGGGCAACAAGTTCCTGACCTTCAAGAGCTACAACAAGGTCCCTCTCTTCAAGGCGAAGGGTAAGGACAAGTACCCTGAGGACACCATCCTTGGTGGCGGGTCGCTGATCCGCATGAAGGTTTCCCTGACCATCGGCAATGGTCATCTCGTGGGCTACATGAACGCCATTCAGGTTGCTGAACTGAAGCAGGGTTCGGATGGCGGATTCGATGACCTTGAAGGCTTCGATAACGACGACGATGACAGCTTCGGAGATGAGGGAGATGGCGACCTCGACATCTAAGCGAGGGAAGAAATCACCACGTCCGGTACTGTTAAGGGCCGTCTACAAGTCAAAGCTTGAAGATAGCCTCGCAGAGCAGTTGGAGAACGAGGGGGTGGACTTTGAGTACGAGAGTCTCACGGTCCCCTACCAAGTCCCGGCTCGTGACAGTGAGTACCTTCCCGACTTCATCCTCAAAGGATCGAACATCATCATCGAAGGCAAGGGCCGCTTCGGCCATCGGGCTAATCAGAAGACTGCGACACAGGAACGTCAGAAGATGATCCTCGTGAAGCAACAGCATCCTGACCTCGATATTCGGATCGTGTTCGATAACGCATCACTCCCGATCTACAAGGGCAGTAAGACCACCTACGCAAAGTGGGCTGATACGCATGGCTTCCCTTGGGCGGAAAAGACCATTCCCGAAGAATGGATTAAGGAGGCAAAAGAACATGGCAAAAGTAAACGCAACCGACGCTCTCGCTCTCAATCCTCAGACTCGTAAGGTTCTGCGGCATCTGGAGCGCAATGGTTCCCTCTCGCTCTTTGGCGGCTTCAGCCTGGGTGTGACCCGCCTCGCGGCTCGTATTCACGAACTGCGTAAGGCTGGCTTCAACATTCACACGCAGATGGTTCCGTCAGGCGACACCCACTACGCGGTCTATCATCTCGTTCCGCGTGTCTAATCACATACACTCTACTATGGGAGGCTCTTAGGGGCCTCCTCCCTCCCTCGATCCTGAGGACTTTCTCATGAAATGACGAAACGACGACGCAAGAAACTGCCTCCCGGCACATTCCTCTACCACACCAACTGCGAGAAGTGCGGCTCGTCAGACGCTAACGCGGTCTACGACAACGGCACGACCTACTGTTGGTCCTGCAAAGAACCTGGAACTCTGGAAGGAGCAGAAGTGAATGACGTAAACGACGAAACCTCAGAGGGCTTTGAGTCCTCATCGAAGTCGTGGGCCTCAGGCTCCGCACAGGACATTAAGAAGCGCGGTCTGCGCGAAGCTGTATGTCAGAAGTTCGGTTATCTTGTGGGCGAACACAAGGGCAAGCCTTGTCACATTATGAACTACCGGGACCCAAAGACCGGGAAGCTCATCGCTCAGAAGATCAGGTTCTCCAACAAGCCGGATGGTAAGAAGGACATTACCACCCTCGGTAACGGTAAGAACCTCCCGTTCTATGGGCAGCATCTCTACAGCGGCGGCAAGCGCCTTGTAATCACTGAAGGCGAGATTGACGCCCTCTCCGTGGCTCAGGTCATGGGAGACGGTAAGTGGCCTGTGGTGAGCTTGCCCAACGGCGTGTCCTCGGCTGTACCAACGGTCGAAGCCAATCTTGAATGGCTCGACACCTTTGAAGAAATCGTTCTGTGTTTCGATCAGGACGAACAGGGCCGTCAGGCCACAGAGGAAGTTCTCCCGCTCCTCCCTCCCGGTAAAGCGTACCTCATGACGCTCCCCTACAAGGACGCCAATGAGACGCTCTTAGAGGCCGGTCCACAGGCTATCTCTGACGCCTTCTGGAACCGCCAACTGTGGAGGCCGGATGGGATCATTAGCGGCTCGGAGATTTCCCTTGAGGACCTCATGGAAGGGTCCGTTCCGGGGTACTCCACGCCCTATCCCAAGTTCGATGAGTTGTACGGAGGCATCCGTCCTGCGGAACTCCTGCTTCTCACGGCTGGCAGCGGTATTGGTAAGTCCACTCTCGCACGAGAGCTTGGCTACCATCTCCATCAGGCACATGGGCTGACCATCGGCAACGTGTACCTTGAGGAGTCTCATAAGAAAACCGCTCAGGGTTATATCGCCATCGACAACAATGTGCCGCTCGGAAAGCTTCGTGCTGACACGAGCATCCTGTCGATTGAGGCATGGCAAGCGTCCCGTGAAAAGGTCATTGCCGACCGCATGTACTTCTACAACCACTTCGGCTCCCTGGAGTCCGATAGGTTGCTGACTCAACTCAGATACATGGCGGTAGCCCTCAAGTGCGACTTCATCATCCTCGACCATATCTCCATCGTGGTTTCCGGCCAGGAGGGTTCTGGCGAGGGTGAGCGTAGAGACATTGATATGTTGATGACGAAGCTCCGCTCTCTCGTTGAGGAGACGGGTGTAGGCATCATCGCCATCGTTCATCTGAAGCAGCCTGAAGGGAAGGCACACGAGGAAGGTGGGCGGGTATCGCTCAACCAACTGCGTGGCTCTGGCTCTCTCAAGCAGTTGTCAGACGGTGTGGTGGGCCTGGAGCGCAACCAGCAGGACGAGGAGAACGCGCACATTAGCGTCATGCGTATTCTGAAGAACCGTGAACACGGCTCGACGGGCGCGGCTGACGTGCTTGAGTACAACCGCGAAACAGGAAGGCTCCTCCCCGCAGATGGGTATGGGGACTTCGGAGACTTAGACCTATGAGCAAACACATACGACCTACTATGTATGACGACTTCTTCTGGCCCAACATGGGTCCGTTGATGACGGACATAACGGTTTACGACGGAGGCTTACAGCAACCCATCGGCTTCCTTGCTCAACACAGAGAGGAGGCTCCATGCAGCTATTCTTTGATATCGAAGGTAACGACCTCCTCGAAGGGGTCACGAAAATCTGGTGCATCTGCGCGGTCAACATCGAAACGGGGGAAGAACACTCGTGGCGGTACGACCAGATCGAGGAGGCACTTGATTTTCTCGGGGATGCCGAACTCCTCGTTGCCCACAACGGCATCAGATACGATTTCCCCGCGCTCAAGAAGGTCCACGGTTGGGACCCGCAAAAGCCCGTAAGGCACGATAGCCTCGTCCTTGCGCGGCTGGCTTATCCAAACATCAAAAAGACCGATAAGGAACTCGTCAAGGATGGGTTCCCCGGCAAGCTCGTGGGGAAGGACTCCCTAGAGGCTTGGGGTCATCGTGTGGGCATCCACAAGGCTGACTACCAAGGCGGCTTCGATGCGTGGTCACAGGAGATGCAGGACTACTGCCTCCAAGACTGTGTGACGGGTGCCGCGCTCTATCGCTACCTGAAGGTTCACGAGATGGACCAACGGGCTGTGACCTTGGAGCATCGCGCTACTGAGGTCTGCTTCGCTATGGAGATGGCTGGCTGGCCCTTCGATGAGAAGGCGGCTGGCGAACTCTATACGAAGCTGACGGCACGTAAGCAGGAGCTTGAGGAGCATCTTGTCAAGAAGTTCGGCTCTTGGCAGGAGGTTGACCGAATCTTCACACCCAAGCGCCCGAACGCCAAACTTGGCTACACAGGGACTTGGGTTGAAGAGGAGTACGTTGAGTACACCAAAGAGGGTGATCCAATCTGGAAAACCCGCAAGGTGTTCAAGGGTGATCCCGTCACGAAGTACAAGACCGTGACGTTCAACCCCGGCTCACGCAAGCACATCATCAAGAAGCTCTTGGAAGCTGGCTGGAAACCGGATGAGTACACCGACAAGGGCTCTCCCAAGCTGGACGAAGAAGTTCTCGAAAATCTCGACCTTCCTGAAGCGAAGGACCTGATTGAGTTCCTCCTCGTTCAGAAGCGCCTGGGGCAGCTTGGGGACGGTAAACAGGCGTGGTTACAGCACGTCAAGAACGGCAAGATTCATGCGTCCTACAACACCATGGGGACGGTCACTGGACGAGCCGCTCACTACAACCCCAACATCGCTCAGGTGCCGAAGGGTTCAAAGCCCTACGGTAAGGAGTGCCGCGCTCTCTTCACGGTTCCTAAGGGCTGGAAGCTCTTGGGCTGTGACTTTGAGGGCCTGGAGCTACGATGCCTCGCGCATTGGATGGCTGCGTTCGATAAGGGGACCTATGCCGATACCGTGGTGAACGGTGATGTGCATTGGACTCACTCTATCGCTATGGGCCTCATCGAAGGCGAACGTGACAAGGAGAGCCTTCTCCATGACACGGTACGCGATAACTCCAAGACGATCACCTATGCCGATCTCTATGGCTGCGGCCCTGCAAAGGCCGGGAACATCGTTTTCGGTCTGGTGAACAACCTCAAGAACCTCAAGCTGACCACGGCGGCTGATGAGCTTTACCGGAAGTTCTTCGGTAAGGCGACCAGCGTGGGTCCGAAGCAACTTGAGAACGCCGGAAAGAAGCTGAAGCAAAGCCTCCTCAAGTACTTCCCTGCCCGTAAGCGACTGATCGAGGTCGTGGGCAGTAAGGCTGAGAAGGGCTTCCTTAAGAGCCTCGACGGACGCCATGTGCCTGTCCGTGCGAAGCACTCAGCCCTCAACTCCCTCCTGCAATCGACAGGCGCGATCCTGTGCAAGCGGTGGCTCGTGGACACCCACGATAACCTGATTGCGGCTGGCTACCGTTGGGGATGGGACGGAGACTTCGTGATCCTCGGATGGATTCATGACGAGCTTCAGATTGCCGTGCGTGAGGGCCTGGAGGACGTGATCGGCCCCATCGTGGTGCAAAGCGCCAAGGACACAGGGCCTAAGTACGGCTTCAGGTGCCGTCTGGACAGCAAGTACATCGTTGGAAACTCGTGGAAGGAGACACACTAATGACCATCAAAATCGAAAAGGGAATCCCCATTCCCAACGCTCATCGGGAGCGGAGATATCCTTGGGGAGATATGGAAGTCGGAGACTCCATCTTCATTCCAAACACCACTTCAGAGCGTATCGCACCCACCGCCCATGACTACGGAAGGCGTCACAAGCGGAAGTTCAGTGTCCGTAAGGTGGAGGGCGGCGTTCGCGTGTGGAGAGTGGAATGAGCGTTTCCACGACCGACAAAAAGTTAGCCGAAGTCATTCTTGAAGCGTACCGGAGAGGGTTCACGGTCCAAAGTGATTACTCTCGTTCCAACGCTGAATACGTCGCTATGGCAGCGAGTATTGGCCTGATTAGCACGCGCCTTTACGGAAACGTCTACTCTCGTGAGTGGAGGCCGACCGTGAAAGGACTTGTTTGGCTAGAGAACACCTTCGGCGTCGTTATTGAATCTGATGAGGACCTGGATGAAGGGCATGATTAAAGCGACTTATGAGGACCACATGGGGGATGACCTCCGTGTGGTCAATGCGGCTCGTGTGAGCTTCGGGAAGCGTTCGGAGTACCATACCTACATGGACTACTCTGATGGCCGTACGGATGACCTTGGGGAACCTCAAGGTATCTTCCGTAAGGAACTCAAGGACGCTGATAAGCGGCTCATCCAGTTCCTCGCAAGAGGCTGTGAGAGCCGTGAATGGCAGGACAACGTGGACATTCTGTGGAACGGTACGAATGACCATGAAATCGAACGTATTCTCAAGTGGGCCAAGTCAATGCCTACCCATTGGACACCATTCGGTCACACGGCGATCACACTGATCGAGGAAATCCCGATCTTCGTGGCTCGTCAGCGATTCAAGCATACCGTGGGGTTCGTCTATAACGAAATCTCAAGGCGGTACGTGACTGAGGAGCCTACCTTCTACCATCCCGAAGGCTATCGCATGGCTGCGGAGAATAAGAAGCAAGGCAGCACGGACGAAGTGTTCTATGATGAGTCTCATCACAGCGCACGATACTTCCAAATCTCGTCTGAGAATGATGCCGTCGCAGCTTATCGCAGCCTACTCACTATGGGTGTATGCGCTGAACAGGCTCGTATGGTCCTCCCGCAATCCATGATGACTACCTATTGGGTCACAGGAAACCTCTACAGCTTTGCACAGGCGTACAAGGCTCGTAGCCGTCCTGACGCTCAGAAGGAAATCCGCGACCTCGCTGCTGAGTGGGATCGCATCATCCGTCCCTTATTCCCTGTCTCTTGGTCTGCGCTCGTAGACTGACATACGACTTACTATGAAAGGATATGCCCATGCTGACATTCCGTAAATCCTACGCATCCATCACGAAGGGTCTGAAGAAGATGGTCGATGACCTCGACGCCTTCGCGTCTCAGAAGCGAGACGAGGCTTTCGCGGCTGAGGATCAGGCCAAGCGTCTTCGTGACGAGGTTCAGGCGGCTCATGACGAAGCTGACCGCGCTCTCCTCACGGCCCGTAAGGTCGCAACCCTTCTCTCGTAATCACTGACTAAGGAGGCCACACATGGCACCAGAAGATTTCAATGCAAACGGTTGGGTTATCGTTGGTCGCCATGTGCGGCCTTGTCGGTTCTGCGAGATGACGAAGAACCTCTTGGATGCGTGTGGCTTCAACTACACCTTCCTGAGCTACGACAATCACCCGATCTTCAAGAAGTTCCTGAGTGAGCAAGGGCTCACCACCGTTCCTCAGATTTATCATCAGGGGAAGCGTGTAGGTGGCTACGATCAGCTTGGGGCTTACATCGCTTCCTTGGAGGGCGTGGCCTAATGAGCCGCGTTCTCCTCGCCCTTCACCCGCTCATCTGCGTGGTGGCCTTCCTGCTTGGCTGGCACTTTGGTCAGCCTATCAGGGAGTTCTTCTTCCATCCCCCGCCCCCTGCCCCCTGGTCAATGCCGTTCTGCGACATTGGCGGTCCCTATGAATACTTCTTCGTCCCCTGCAATCGAGAGGAGGCTATATGAAGCGACTACTCCTACTCCTTCCCCTACTCCTCATGACCGCGTGTGACAGCGTTGACCATGGGGCCTGTCTCAAGACGGAAGAAACTATCACCCTTATTCCAATCCCGATCATGAATGGCAACACAACGACGTTCATGTGGCTCCCTGCACCAGTGACCACATGCGTTCAATGGGAGTACCCGAATGGAAAACCCCAATCTGAGCATCGTTCCTAAGATCATTCAGACGGTCCCCTATGAGGACCCTATCGAGGCTCGTGAGCGTGATATTGCCATTGCTCATGGCCTAGCCCTCAAACACGGTTTCGTTCTCGTAGAGTATGACCGTTGCAAGGCGCTCCGCGCTAACACACGCACGTCTGGATTCATGCTGGCTCGTATGGATGCCAAGGAGCGTGAGCACTATGAGGAATACCGCAATCGTCAAATCGCTCGGCACTTGGCTGAGGACCTCCTCAATCAAGGCTTCATCGAGTTCACCACTCGTGAGGATCACTCCTCCCCGTACGAGACGGACGAAATCACCACAGGCAAGCTCCTCGTGGTCAAACCAAAGGAAAATCATGACGAAACCAACGCTACTTATTGACGGCGATCAGTTTCTCTATCGAGGCTGTGTCGCTGTAGAACACGAGGTTAAGTGGGACGAAGAGAATTGGGTTCTCTTCTCCAATGAGGAAGAGGCGTACAAGACCGTCACGGCTTCCTTTGAGAACCTCAAGGAGAAGTTCAGCACCGACAAGGTACGCATTGCGTTCTCTGAGGGCGTGAGCTTCCGTAAGAACCTGTACCCTGCCTACAAGACCAATCGGGCAGAGGTCCGTAAGCCTATGTGCTACTTCCAAGTGCGTGATCGGCTGATGGCTGACTTCCCCTCCCTGAAGGTGGACGGCCTGGAGGCTGATGACCTCCTCGGCATTTGGGCCACGCGGGACGATGGTGACTACATCATCGTGTCGCAGGACAAGGACCTTAAGACCATCCCGAACACCCGCGTCTATAGCGGCAGCGGGGATGAGGTTGTCGAGACTACCCAAGAGTCTGCCGACTACTTCTGGCTCTACCAGACCCTCATCGGTGACACGGCTGATGGCTACCCCGGTTGTCCCGGTATCGGTCCTAAGAAGGCTGAGGCGCTCCTTCACATTGATGGGGCTGTTGTACCGCCCTCGGTGGCTTGGGAACGCATCGTACATGCCTATGAGAAGCAAGGGCTATCTGAGGACGATGCACTCGTACAGGCACGTCTCGCTCGCATCCTTCGCTCCTCTGATTGGGACGCAACGAACAAGGAGGTCATCCTATGGACACCTACATCAAACTCGTAATCGGAGAGTACCGCCGCATGGCGTCCTCCGTCACTGACACCAGTAATGGCCGCATCTACTGGATCGGTAATCGTGGCTATCTCATTCCATGGAGCTTCGTGAATGGCTAAATTCAACCAAGGCGACAAGGTTCGCGTTTCCAATGTGACGGACGTTTACGTTCCGGCGAAGTATGAAGGTGCTGTTGGCATCATTGATGAGGTTTTCGAGGAGCAAGGCGCTCCCGCCTATCGCGTGATCTTCGATGAGTACGATCTCTATAAGAGGGCCGTCTATTACTTCAAGGATAGACACCTAAATCCCGTTGAGCCGGCTCCTAGGATGAGCGTGTGGTGCGGCCTGTGTGGCACCTACATCAACGAAGGTGACGTGTTCCCCTGCGTGAAGAATGACGCCATGCCGACGTTCTGTGGAGCCATTGGTGCCCCTGCAACGCCGATCCCTGGTGAAAATGGACACCTTAAGGATGATGAGGCTGTGGCCTCTGACGACGATGAGCCTGATTATGACCGGGATGCTTTGAACGAGTTCATTGCGGTTCAGGAGGCTCAGGCGGCTCATGAGTACGAGCGTGATCGTGCGGTCATCGCAGCGATCCATGAGGAGGCTGCGGCTCGTGGCGCTCCCACGGCTCTCGACACTCAGGTTGGTGGCAACCACTACAGCAAGCTCAAGATTCAACCCTTTGAGTATTCCATGGCTAACGGCCTTGGTCCTGCGGAACACACCGCTATCAAGTACGTGACCCGTTGGAAGGATAAGGGCGGTATCAAGGATATCGACAAGGCTATCCACACCCTCCACATCCTCAAGGATTGGGCGGTCGCCAATGGCTTCGCGTGAGATAGTCCCTGAGCGGGTCATAGAACACGCGGAGCCTGAAGGCTATTGGTGGGAGGTCAATGACCCTCGCAAGCCTTCAGTGGAAGTGTGGGCTGACCGTGCAGGAGTCGTGATCCGCCAAGATACGCCGGGTATGCAACAGGCTGACCTCATCGAACTTTCGTGGGGTCAGGCATACGACTTGCTATCCGTTATCTCAAGAGCTTTAGACAACCCAATGAGGTCCTAATGAGTAAAAGCCGCCGAAAGGCTGAGAAGTTTTCACATGAGAGGAGGCCGGAGCCTATTCGGCCCCTCACTCCCAACCAAGGAGTCTACCTCGATGCACTCAGAGACTCTCAACAAATCATCGTCATGGGACCAGCGGGAACGGGAAAGACGTTTATCGCAGGAACTCATGCGGCTGACCAACTCCGCTTACATCGTGTACGACGGGTCATCATCACTCGACCTAACGTACCAGCAGGACGGAGCCTTGGTTATTTCCCAGGCACCCTCGAAGAGAAGTTCGCTCCTTGGGTGGCTCCTCTCACTGGCGTCATTTCTCAGCGGCTCGGCTCTAACGTATTTGATAATGCGGTAAGGAACGATGATATTATTGTTGTTCCTTTTGAGACGATGCGTGGGTCCTCGTGGGACCACAGCCTCATCATTCTGGATGAAGCTCAGAACACGCTACCCCAAGAGATGAAGCTGTTCCTGACCCGTATCGGGGAAGGTAGCCAAGTCATCATCAACGGCGATGTGAGCCAAACGGACCTGAAGGAAACCTCAGGGCTTCGTAAGGTCATTCACATGGTCAAGAAGTACTCCCTGCCTGTGCCGATTATCGAGTTCACGATGGATGACATTGTGAGGTCGGATATTTGCGCCCAATGGGTCAGGGCTTTCCATGAGGAGGGCATCTAATGGAACTGGAAGCAATTGAAAACGAACTCATCGACCAGATTGTGAAGCTCCGTGCTGATCGCAGACGCCTTGATGCCTCTGTTGGTTACACTGAGTACAACCACATCAAGGAGACGATTGAGTGGCGCAAGGCCCTCATCAGAGAACTCATTCAGAAAGCAGGACTGACACCAGAAAGGATGAACTAATGGCTCAATTCCTATTCAAACTCTCAGGGGTCATCACGGCTGTCATTTTCGTGTCCCCTGTCCTCTTCGTGGTGGCGGCTTCGTGGATCGACATTCTCGCTAGAGGTTTCCAATGATCCATCCTGACTCCTTCAGCATCGCAGGAGAACAGGGGCCTCGTGCGTACTACTCGCCCATGGAAGTCTCCATTGATGACGATGGGGACGTATGGATCGGGAACGAGGATGGCACCCTACTGATCTCCCTCGACCAAGCCTTTCACCTTCACTTCAAGCTCGGCCAGCTCCTCATTGCCAATGCGAGGAACACCTATGGCCGCAACACCTACCAATCCCTTCAATACGCAGCACAGGAGCAGCGCAATCATGACCAACACTGACTTTTTCGTGGACACTCAAAGCAACGTTACAGCGTCTTTCAACCCCGCCGCTTCTGTGGCTGAGTTCATCCAGGCTTTCGAGATGCCACCTTCGGTCGATCTGTGGCTGACGCTCGTGGATGAGGAGCGCCTGGAGCTTCTGGAGGCCATGGCTATCGACCTCACGGATGACACCGTGGAGAGCCTCGCCAACGTCCTGAAGGAAGCCGCAGACCTCCTCTACGTGTCTACGGGCCTGATGATTAACCTTCATCACTTCGGGCTGGCACCGACCGATGCCGCAGCCGATGAAATCCTCATGATGCTGACCCGCGTGGTCGCGGTTGTGGGTGAGGACAACTTCGCAGAGGCGTTCCGTCGTGTTCATGCGTCCAACATGAGCAAGCTCGGAGATGATGGTAAGCCGGTTCGCCGTGAGGATGGCAAGGTTCTCAAGGGACCCAGCTACGCTCCTCCGGTTCTCACGGACCTCGTGGTTGAGGCGTACGGCTCGACCTCTCACGCCCCCGGCTATCTGGTTGGCTGATGTACTACGGCCTCATGTTCGTCCTTGGCCTCATTATTGGGGCCATCTTCCTCGACATTGAAATCAACTTCACCAAAGGAGGCTAATCATGCCTTGGCTTCTTCTCATTCAGGTTGTCCTCGCGGTCCTCTGGTACGCCGTTGATATGTTCAGCGGCCTCCCCGCGTGGCTCGTGTTCCTCCCGACCATCTTCGGCGTAACGGTCTGGTTCGTGGCCTTCATCTTCGTTGGTCTGGCTGCGGCTGTGGCCGCGTTTCTTGACTGATGCTGACGTTCATCCTTGGGGCGTCTCTGACGCTCAACCTTGGCCTCCTCTACTTCGCTTGGGAGCAGGACAAGGCCATCGAGGCAGCACAGGAGGTCATCGTAACTCTCATGGGTTCTGATGATACCCAGGAGGACTCCTCAAATAACGACTAATAACATACGAGGTTGTATCACATATGAATAACGCACCGCTATTCGTCCCCTCCACACGCGCTCAGGTGATTACCCGCCGCACGTACAACAGGCCGTTGGACAGCGCCGGAACGATCTTTGAGACGTGGGAGGAGACTGTTGACCGCGTGATCGGTCATCAGCGGTGGCTTTGGGAACGGGCGCAGGGCAAGGCTCTGCGTCCCGCTCAGGTGTTGGAGCTTGAGTCTCTTCGGAGCCTCATGCTTCAGCGCAAAGTCACCACTTCTGGCCGTACCCTCTGGTTGGGCGGCACCGATGTAGCGAAGCGCCGTGAGGCGTCCATGTTCAACTGTAGCTTCGGGCGCACCGAAACTGTTCACGATACCGTCGATCAGTTCTGGTTGCTCCTGCAAGGCTGCGGCGTGGGCTTTGAGCCTATCGTGGGCGTCCTGAGTGGCTTCAGTAAGCCCGTTGAGCTTCAGGTTGTGCGGTCCACCAAGACGGACCCCAATGCGAAGGGTAACGAACAGAACGTCGAAACTTTCACACAGGAGGGCCACAGACTTGTTTGGAAAATCGTTGTCGGTGATAGCGCAGAAGCTTGGGCAAAGCTCCCCGGTAAGCTTCTTGCGAACAAGAGGCCGTGTGATCGCCTCATCCTTGACTTCAGTGAAATCCGCCCTGCGGGTATTCGTCTTTCTGGCTATGGTTGGATTAGCTCAGGAGATGAGACTATCAGCAAAGCCATGGAGGCAATCGTCACCCTACTCAATCACAGAGCGGGTAGACTTCTTACACGTATCGACATTCTCGACATTCTCAACCATTTGGGAACGACACTTTCTTCCCGAAGGTCGGCTGAGATTGCTCTTGTCCCGTACGGTGATCCTGAGTGGTCGGCATTTGCCACGGCGAAGAAGGACCACTGGATTGATAATCCTCAGCGAGCCCAATCCAATAACAGCCTCCTATTCTACCACAAGCCCACTCGAAACGATCTGACCTCCATCTTCGACATGATCGTGGAGAGCGGAGGCTCGGAGCCAGGGTTCATCAACGCGACTACGGCTCTCACAAGAGCGCCTTGGTTCAAGGGCTGTAACCCTTGCGCGGAGATTCTCCTCGGCAACAAGAGCTTCTGTAATCTGGTTGAGGTCGATCTTGCGAAGTTCAATGGAGATTGGAATGGGCTTATCGAAGCGGTCTATCTGGTTGCTCGTGCAAACTACCGCCAAACGTGTGTGGACCTACGCGATGGGGTGCTTCAGAGCACTTGGCACGAACTCAATGAGTTTCTACGTCTGACTGGCGTGGGCCTTACGGGTATCGTGCGGTGGGAGTACCAGCACAGCGCAGAGCATGTGTCGTGCGTGAAGCGTACGGCTGTGCGTGGCTCGTGGAAGATGGCTGATGAGCTTAACCTCCCCCGGTCACAGGCTGTAACGACCATCAAGCCTTCTGGCACCCTCTCGAAGATCATGGACACCACTGAGGGCATCCATCGTCCTCTCGGTCGCTATATCTTCAACAATGTGAGGTTCAGCAAGCATGACCCCCTTGTGGATATCTGTCGTGAAGCTGGCTATCGCGTATTTGACGATCCTTATGCCTCTGACGCTGTTCTTATCACCTTCCCCGTATCGTGGGAGGATGTTGATTTTGACACTGTTGATGGCAAGCACGTCAATCTTGAGTCTGCTGTTAGTCAGCTTGATCGGTACAAGTTCATGATGGACCACTACGTTCAGCATAACTGTTCGATCACGGTGAGCTATGACCCCTCTGAGGTCCCTGAGATTGTCGATTGGATCGACCGTAATTGGGACACGTACGTTGGTGTGTCGTTCCTGTTCAGGACGGACCCGACCAAGACGGCAGAGGACCTCGGCTACCCGTATCTCCCTCAGGAGGTCGTGGATAAGGACACCTTCTACAACTACGCGAACGAGCTTCGCTCCGTGAACCTGACTAGCTCGGGAACCATGGACGATGCCCTGGACGCCGATTGTGCAACAGGAGCTTGCCCCATCCGATGAGTACGATTGTTGACTACTGGACCCGTTACGTTGACTGGACCTTGGAGACTCCCGCAGCGCGGCATCTCCTCGTGGCCCTGTATAACCTCACGGTCCTTGAGATGATCTTGAAGATCGTCATGTAACGAAAAAAAACCGATAGAGAGCCTTGGGATATCCCTTGGTTCCTCTATCGGTTTTTTTTATCTGTTCGCTACGAAATTATCTAACCTGTCTCCAAGCTTGTCGATTGCGGCCAGGAGCCGCTCCTCAAACTTCTCAAGAGTCGAGTGGGAGACATATTCCTTCGCAACCTCCTCACGGAACAGGGAGTGTTCCTTCCTGATTGCGGTGAACTGTTTCTCTGCCCATCCATAGATGGCGAGGGCTGCGGCCACTGTCGGGCCGATGATGGTCAGTACGTCAGACCACTGGATAGCTCCGTTCATTAGCCTAGCCCCACGATTCCAATGAGAACGCGCCAGAACTCCGCAGGAGCGGGAGGCAGCACAGAAGCACCCTCAAACCAGTTCACCAGAATGAACGTCGTGATCGGGCGCACGAGAAGCTCGTAAGCCAACGAGGCACCAGCGATCCATCCAATGAAGGAGCGCCAGTTCGCTCGGAAGCTGGAGCTAGACTGAAGGTCGAGCTTGGAAAGGTCCATCTGCGAGAGGGCCTGAGCTAGCTTCGCCTCGGCAAGAGCCTTGGCCTCCTCAGGGGTCGCAGGAGGGTTCGCCTCCACAGCCTTCGTAAGCTCAGGAAGGATCAGGTCCTTAACCTCCTTCAGCACGAATTTAACAATGGTTTCTGTAACCATTAGCCTACTCCAAATAACTTGAAGAATAGAGATAAGATGCTGGCCTGTTTAGGCTCAGTATCGGTTTTTTCTTTATTTTGGGCAATTTCCTCAGGTACAATCACCTTCGGGCTTTCTACTTTTGGCGTCTGTGGCGTTTCTACAGGTAAAGGTTTTGATTCCCTTTTCTCCTCAGAGGCCAAAAGAGCCTTTACGAAGGTGTGGTAGTGACCAGCGATCTTCTTCGCCTCGTCCGTGCCGTTCACAATGCGTCTGGCATTGATTGGGTCGGCTTTGTCACCAGCGAAGTAGTCAACCAGCTTCTTCCCCGTAAACCATCCCTCCGTGCATCCTACGTAGAGGATGAGGGCAGCCAGGTATGGGTCACAGGCTTTGGCCGGGGACTTCACGAGGTCCACTTCGATACCGAAGAGTTCCTTGAGACGCTTCTGAGCCTTCTCGTAATTGTAGTCCCACGTTAGCTGGACATAGCCGCGTCCATAGAACGGGTAATAACGGAGATTCCGTTGCCGCCATCCCTCAGACAGCCAGTAAGCCTCAATGACAGGCTGCATGGTCGTGTTCGTCTCGTGGTAGGCGGTAGCAAGGCAGTACGCCAGGAACTTGAGAGAACCATTCGGGTAATGCGTCTCCCAAGCGTCCAAGAGATAGTTAAGACCATCCACTTGGTCCTGCGTGAACTTCCCATAGATGGGTTTAATGGCCGCGAAGAAGCGGTCACGGTTGTATGTGATTTTCATGGGAGTCCTCGAAAAAAAGGAGGCCCCTAAGGACCTCCCATAGTAGTCTGTATGTCACTCCTCAAGCTGAGATGCGTAGAAGAACAACTCGTCTAGGTGTTCGTCTGTCAGCCCAAGTTCCAGGGCAATGCCACGAACGTATGGGTTACTCTTCTTCCAATGGAGAGCCGCCTGATACCACATGCGGATATCGAGCGGGTACTGAGCGATCACAGCCTCCGTGAGTTCAAGGAGGTTTTCTCCTTCAACAGCCGGGTCAGGTGTGATGAACCAGGCCGGAGTGCCATCCTCATGGACAGCCTGAGTCTCCGTCACATAACCATCAATGAGATAGTTAGCCATCACAGGGACGCGCTTGTATCTCGCAAGAGTCACCTTGGCCTGACCAGCGGTTACTTGCGGCTCCTCAGGCTCGATAACGATTGGCTCCACAGGCTCCACTTCATTCGGAGGAGGAGGCGGTGCGCTCTCAAAAGGTTCACCTGAGCGAGCAAGGCGCTCCACCAACGCATCTTCAATCGGAGCGGGTTCGTCTACCGTAGTCGCATGATGGGCGAGTGCGGCCTTGAAAGCCTCCACTCGCGCCTCAAGCGTCCCTTGGTAGCTCTCATAGAGTTCATAGGGAATTACAAGCATTAGACACCTGCATAGATCAGATAGTTGACGACGGCGGCAGGAGGAATGTTGCCAGACGCACCCCCACCGAACGCGCTAGTGGTGAACGAGTAGGAGTGGTAGTGAGCGGCACTCCGACTTCCGGTCCAACCAGCAATCAAGTGTTGGTGGGCACCGTTCGTGCTAGTGGTAGCAGCGCGTTGTAGGGTTGCGGTGTCCTGGTACTGAGAACCACCACCACCGTTGTTCGCATCCGACACATAGTAGGTGTGCGCGTGATCGCCAGCGATACCAGACCAGAACTCCATGTAGTGAGCGTGGTCAGCAGACTCGTTGCCAGTGTTACCCGACCCTGTATGGGTATGGTTGTGCGGTCGCTGATCGCCACCAACGGAACCAACAGCGTCCCCAAGGTAGGAGTTGATTCGGTTTACGCCACGATCCCTACCGAAGAGGGTACGACCACGAAGATCGGGGATAGTGAACGTAGTAGAGCCGTCACCGACACCCCATGTGGTTCCAATGCGCTCAAAGAGCTTTACATAGGTCGTACGGGAAACGTTTCGCCCGTCACACAGGATGAACCTTGGAGGAATCTTCGCGTCATCACCACCAGCAAACGGGAGGATCATTCCAACGAAGTCAATGCTTCCTCGGTGCCATGCCTCGTGAGGACCGAACCAGAACTCACCGTTAGGCACGTCCATCCACAGGATATCCCTACCCCATGAAACATCAGCGGCGTCCACAGAAGCGGCCCAAAAGACACCGCCCTCATAACCGATACGGAGAATCTCATTACCTGAGGGACCGCCTGTCTCATGAAGGGCTAAGTACGGATAGCTGTTTGCGATATACTGTGTCTCAGAGAACACGTTCGGGAGGTTCGTGCGAACATCAGCCGTGGCAGCGTTATAAGCCGCAAGATCGGCACTCGCCGCAGCCGCATCGGCACTATCAGCCGCATTAGCTTCACTCACCGCCGCAGCGTTCTTGGACGCCAAGGCAGAGGCAGCACTTGAGGACGCCTCAGAAGCCTTTGTCGTGGCCGTAGAAGCCGATCCCGCCGCATTGGAGGCAGAGGTAGCCGCAGCGTTCTTATGGCTCTCAGCGGTCGTCGCAGAGGCCGCAGCGGCGTTCTTATGAGCCTCCGCAGTGGACGCAGAAGCAGCCGCAGCGTTCTTGGACGCCAGAGCGTTAGCCTCAGAAGTCGCGGCGTTACCCGCAGAGGTAGCCGCAGCGTTCTTGTGGCTCTCAGCCGTGTTGCGGTAGCTTAGAGCCTGTGAGGCGCTATTCGCAGCCGCAGAAGCGGAGTCTTGGGCAGCATCCTTAGCCGCATTGGCGTCATTGAGAAGATCACCAACTTCCTCGGCGTTCTGAGCCGCCTGATCCGCACTTGCGGCAGCATTGGCTTCACTCAGGGCCGCCGCCGCTTCACTCGCAGCCGCAGCACCAGCCGAAAGAGCCGCATTGGACTCAGAAGCAGCCGCGTTGATCTTGGAGGTATTGGCCGCAGAGGCAGAGTTAGCCGCCGCCGTGGCGCTATTGGCCGCGTTGGTTGCACTCTGCTCCGCAGCGTCAGCAAACTGTTGGGCGGAGTTTCGATCCGCCTCAACCTGATCGGCATACTCCTCAACGGTTTCCACGAGCTTCTCAAGGTCCTCGACCTTAGAAGGCGTGGGGTTGTTCTGATAGAACGAAGAAGAAGCCATTAGAAGCCCTCCTCGCTTGCGTAATCAAGGGAATACCCCGGCTCCACGGAGGCGTTCGTGGTTTCGTCAGCCTGAGCCATCAGGTTCAGGTCAACGATGCCTTGCGTGAACTTCGTCTCGAAGCGGTCGGCGCGGGGATCGTTAAAGTGAGTACAGGCGTCCTCAAGGGCACCGTTGATAATCACGTCTGGCGCAATCTGCGTGAGCCAGTTCTCATCGGTAGCGTCATAGAGGGCGCTGAAATCTGCATGGTAGACAATCGTGATGATGCTACCCGGTAGAGGCCGGGGACCAAGCACGAGCTTGTCACGGTTTCTTGCGAACACACGAGGGGAACCTTGGTTCTTTGAGCGCCTCAGGGCGTTCGTGAGGTTCGTACGGATAATCTCGTGGTCATCATCTGCGATCAGAGCGACAAGCTGGAGGAAGTCACCGGGAATGGCAAAGCCGTTGTACTCGTCAGTGATAGTTACCTCAGTGGCTACCTCGGAGCCTGGAGTGCGGAGGAGCCTCTGTGTCCTCTGGATCGAAGTTTTGATAAAGTCCTGCACCTGAGTAGGTGTTACGTCACGGCGATTAAGCCGCGACCTGAAAAGGGTTTGAAGCTCTCCGTAATTCATTCGTTACAATCTCTTATCTGTGGCAATGAAGTAATCGAGATGCTCGGCGCGGAGCTTTGCGAGGGTCTTGCTGATCGGCTCTTGGGCCACGTCGTACCCCTCGCGGAGCCATTTCTCGTACACAACGGTCGGAATAGAAGCGGCGAGATGGAACTCTCCCGCAGGACCTTGTGTGGACCCATTACGGGCCTCCTTAAGTCGGTCTAAGAAGCTCTGCGTGATTTCCTGCTTGTGTTCGATGAACAGCCCATCGGCGTTCTCACCAAACGCATAATCGGAGTCGATAATCAGTTGTGTCATAGTCACTCGTATGAAAAAGGGACCCCTAGGGGTTTCCTAGGAGTCCCATTGATTGACCTTACGAACTAAGGCGACTGAGGGGATTAGCCCTCAGACGCAGCCTCGCGGATAACCGCAGAAGCCTTGTAGTTCTTGTGCTTCAGCGAGAACTCGCCCACGACCATCATCTTGGTCGAGTCGCCGTCCTTCGCCAGCGTCTCACGGAACCAGTTGCGGAACACAGCCAGCTTCCAATCCGCAGGGTCATACACGAGGGTATCACCCGCCTTCAGGAAGCGGTTAAGCTGGATCGCCACCTTACCGAACGGCGACACGTAGAGGTCGATCGCGTTCACGATCTTCGTCTCAGCATCGACGTTGCGCTGACGGCCCGAAGCCTTGGCGAACTCGGCAACGCGGATAGCGTTGTCACCCGTCACCATGACAGCGTTCGGCTCCGCACCAGCGTTCCAGAGAAGCTGGAGGGTGCTCAGGAGCTTGCCCTCGGTCAGACCGCCGAACGCCTCCTCAACGATGTGCGTGGAGTCAACCTGGGCCTGGAAGCCAGCGAACTTACGGGCGGTGTTAGAGTCACCCTCAACCTTGGTCTGGCCCGTACCGATGGCAGCGTGTTCCAAATCGCGCTTAACCTCGGCCATAGCCTTACCCATCTGGTAGGCAGACTCCTTGGCGCGGCCATAGGTATCGCGCTTGTCAGCCGATCCAGAGACCTTGATGGTCTTTTCGAGGATCTGCGTGACGTTGTTCCGCATACGGGTCGGAGACAGCGTAGCGTCCTGAGCGGTGAAGCCTTCGACCTGAGCGTTCTCCTGCACAGCGCGGAGTTCATCCTCCTGCCACTGGAAGAGGGTGTTGTGGATCGACTCCGTGCCGATACCGGAAGTGAACGGCGTACGGGTCGGGGTCAGGTTGGAGATGATGTTGGACACGTCCTCCTTATCGCCAACCTGATCGTAGGTCTTGAACTGAGCCATAGTAGTTATTATCCTTCTTGTTTTACTATGTTATGGGATGAAAATTTGGGGGTGATTAGTCGTCGTCTGACATCCACCCAGCCAGAAGCGCCTCCGCAGCGTCCTCGACGCTACCCGTCCTACGCAGACGGTTGAGATAGTCGTTCTTCTTCGATTTGCTGAAGGTCTGCTTCGTCACCGAAGGAGCCGTACGAGACTTCACGATCTTCTTGTTCTTCTTGTCGATCTTCTTCGTAACGACCTTCGCCTTCCCCCTATCAAGCAGCATGGCCTTGGCGATGAAACGCAGGGGAGCCTCCTCGACAATCGAGGCGAATTGCTCAGGGGTCATACCGTTCTCGACGGCATACTTCCCCATCTCCTGATACATTTTCTCGTTAAAGCCCTTGATGCCCGACTTGGGATCACGAAGCGCGGCAAGCGTCTTACGAGCGGTGTTCATACGCTCGTTCTCACGCGCCTTCTTCAGTTCGCCAAGGTAGTTATCGACCTCCTGCTCGTAGAACTGCACGTCCTCGTACGCTCTGGTAGCTTCATCACGAAGCGCCTTATACTCTTCCGTGTCCAATTCCTTGACAGCGAGTGCCCAATCAATCTTGGCGTAGGGTTCAAATCGCTTAAGCGCCCTCTGATGGAGAGCTTCTGCGGCAGCAACATGCCGCTCACTGAGGGATTCAAGAGTCTTGCGAGTCTCAGCGACTTCCATAGACTTCTGTGTGAGAGCCTTCTCCTGGCCGTAGAGGCGCTTCAGGTCCTTAACGGGAACATCAATGTCCTCGTCACCAACCTTCACCGAAACGATATCGTCGTCCTTGAGGCGCTTGCCCTTCTTAGGCTCATCGTCGTCCTCATCGGAGTCCTCATCGTCCTCGTCAGCTTCCTCTTCGTCCTCATCCGACTCGTCCTCGTCATCCGATTCATCTAGCTCGTCAGCGGAATCCTCGTCAGACTCGTCCTCATCTTCGATCAGGTCCTCGTCATTGTCCTCATCCTCCGGTTCATCCGATGGCTCATCATGAGCGTCGTCTGGCATCCAGAGTTTCATGAGTTCGTCAGCGGCCCCATCAATATCGAGGCCGGAATCATTAAAAGCGTCGTTTCCGATAGCTTGAGACATTAGTTGTCAGTCCTTATTCATTTTCAAAATCTGGTTCGATGCCGTTCTCCTCATCAATGCGCTGGAGGACAGTTTGCTTGGCTTCGACCATATTCACGAGACGGTTGGCGAAAGCTCTCATCCCGTTGTAGGTTGCGAAAAGATCGTCTCTGTACTCTTTCTCGTGCATGGACGAGGCGAGCATTTCCTTAGCCAAGTCCATCGTGATCCTATCGTACAGTTCGATGTATGCGGGGTTATTGATTAGGGACTCCGCTAGATCACCCCATGTAATCACTTCGGAGTCAGTCATTTGGTCTGTCATTAGACCTCCTGATGGTTGGTCAGGGAGGCTGGATTTGAACCAGCGTTACGTGCGTCCAAGGCACGTAGATGAAACCAGGCTCTCGTACTCCCTGAAAGTAGCTCCTCGGGTGCGCTTCCATGAGAGGCGTGAGGAGCATTGTTGAGAGAGCCTCCCCATGCCGAAGCAGAGGGGGAAGCCATATTCGTTACATTCCAAATGGGTTGATACCGAACAAGCCAGCCAGCTTGCCCATTGGAGACTCTTGGAACTGATGCGCCACAGAGCCTTCCACGACACCCACACGCTTTCCGGTGTTCTCATGAGGCAGCACAGGACCCTGCCAATCAGTGGGGCCAACCTCAGACGCCTTGAACACAGGCATCGCGCCAGAGTTCAGGAACGCCAACAGGCCAGAGCCGGGAGGCGGATTACCGGAGCCACTTGCGTAGCTCGTCTGAACGTTGGGGTTCATCCCTGCGAGGGTCGTGGCCGCACCAGCCTGGAACTGAGGACCAGCCGCACCAGAGGCCGAAGCCTCAAGAAGCGCACGGTTCTGAGCCGCAGCCTGATCGGGCGAAATCCACCCATCGCCTCCATCAAACACAGGGCGTGGAGCCACCTGAGGAGCCGCCTGAGCGGGTCCAGGGGACGCAGGAGCCGTGTGGGCAGGAGGACGCCTGATGGGACCTCTAGGGACCCTAGGAGTGATCCTCTGCGGCCCTGAGCTTGGGTAAGCACCAGGACCCATGGGGTCATCCGATCCTGTGGCGTAATGAGAGCCACCAGCGGTCATGGGGTCCTCGGCCATCGGGTATCGACGTGTGCCGGGGAGGCTACCTCCGCTAGGAGGGGCACCATTCGGCATACCCATCTCCCTGCGGAGGTTTTCCCTAAAAGCCTGTCCGTTCACTGGCGGAAGTCGATCAATAGCTGGCGGCACAGAGTTGGTCGCCATGGCCTGACCGAAGCCGCTAAGAGACGGCAGCGAGTTCCAGAACTCCACAATCGCCTGTCGCGGCGTACGCGAAGTCGTCATAAAAGTTTCTCCTTATTTATTGTTATGAGTTGGGAGACACGATTGCCTTCGCGGGTTCGACCTGAGGGGCCTTCTCGACAATATCAAGCTCACGCTGCGACACGTCGATTTCGTTAGCCACCTGAAGGTCCTTACGATGCGAGTCTGCGATAGCCAGTTCTTGCTCAAGCGGAAGCTTCTGAGCCTCAACCTGTGCCTGAAGAATAGCGATCTGAGCCTTCATCTCGGCCTCACGCACCTTCATCTCGGCAAGCTGCACCTTGACCTCAAGCTCACGGTTCCGAAGCTGCATCTCCTGAAGCTGAAGCTGTAGCTGCGGGTCGGGCTGAGGAGGCGGAAGATCGTCAGGGTTCTCAATGAAGTCCTGATGGTTCTTGTGGCCCTTCAGTCGCAGAATGTGAGTGGCGATGTTGTACTTCTTCTTCGCATGGATCATGCGGGATAGGTCGGGATCGGCGGTCGCCATCGTGAGCAACTGAGCAAGGCTAAGGGCCTCGGCATCAGCCGCACCCTTCCCAAGATGGAAGGTCACGGTAGCGTCTTTGCGCTCAATCCACGTCTTTGGATCAATCTCTACCCAATTCCCCGCGACCTCAAAGACGCTCTCACGAGTGTCGTTCTCGATCACGAGATTGTAGATTTCAAACCAAAGCTCCTGAAGGAAGTCGGCAAGGTTACGTGCGATGACCTTGGCGCGTTGTTTACTCAGGTCCACAAGGTCCTCAACGAGTCCCTGAGAGTTCTGAGTACTGATCGCGTCCTTGTTCAAGCCCTGCGACAGCGAGCTAGTGCCGGTCGTCTCCTCCTTGTTCTGCTTGAGCATCTCAAGGGTCTGGAACACGAACGGGTTAAGCGGGGACTGTTCAAGAGGCTTCACGGCATCGGGCCGGGAGATATTCACCAGACCACCTAAGCGGCCATCGAGCATCTCACGCGGGTTCGTCAAGCCGCCCTGGAGAACCGTGTATCGCGGGTTATTCGTGATGGACGTGTGATCCAAGATACCACGAGTGAGGACCGTACGGGCGTTCTGTGTGGGAATGACCCTCTGAGCGAAGTTCGTTCCCCAAAACGAATGAGCCATACGGAGCGGTACGAACACCTTGAACGGCGTACGATCAACCTCTTCGCAGAGGAGGACCTTACCGCCAGCCATGACTACCTTGTGGAGCCGTGGGCGGTCACCCTTCTTCTTCGTGAACGTGTCGTAGACCTCGTAGACGATGTACTTGGCGTCCTCGTCATCCCTATCATCGTTCTGGTGATAGCCAGAGCCGATGCGGTCAAAGCGGGTCTGTGTCTCGTTATCCTGCTCGGCAATCTCTCCACCGTCAGGGGCCACGCCCTTGAGGGGCTTGGTATCAATGCCCATCCGGCGAAGCTCGTCCTTCGTCAGAAGGGTTCGCTGACCATGGAAGTAGCCCTGGAGGCACTTGGCCTGAGGCTCAACAATGAACTCCTCAGGCGGAACGTTCTCAACCTTGACGCCGGAACGATCAGCCTTCACACGCGACAGCGTACCAGCAAAGGTGCCATCGCCCTGATGCTCGGCCTCAAGCTCCTCAACGTCATCCTGAGCTACGAGAGCCTGGACGGTCTGTTCATCCAGACCCTCAAACTCCTCGTCATCGTATTCCTTATCTTCGTCCCAATACGCCTTCACGACGCCGACACGCGCCTTCAGGCCGTCATCGACAAGATCGTGAAGAACCTTCCAGCCGTTGTTCCTTCTGTAGAAGATATATGAAACGTACTCGGTTGCGATACGGCAAGCCTCAACATCGTCAGGTCCCTGAGCCGTAAACTTCACGTTGTCCTGGGAGCCTCCGAAGGTTTCCAGAAGGTCTGCCTTCATCGCTTCGACGCTATCGTAAACGTCATTGGAAACGTAGGTGGACTGTCCAGCGTGTTGAGGCTTCGGAAGCGCACCATCGTAGTACTTCAGCACCCTCTCGCGTTCTTTGGAGAGGTTGGAAGCGGCGACCCCGATAGCCGAATGAATCTTACGGTCGATCAGGGTCCCGATTTGCTCGTTAGATAGTTCCTTTCGGGCCATTATTGACCTTTCTTATTGATTAAATAGCTTCGATGTAAAAATCATCCGTCACATGGATCGGGGTGAACTTCCCTTCGTGACAATGGTTGGCGATTGCGAGGCTCATCACACAGTCGTCGTGGTTCCCCGGCTCTGCCTCCATCTGTCCTGCTTCGTTCACGATGTACGAAAGCATCTCGCGCAACGTCTCTTTGTCGTTGATTTCGATTTCACACTCGCGGCAAGCGGCACGTAAGCGGTCGATAATCAGCGGCTTGGTTTTGACGTTGGTGCGGAAGCCGATAGCGATGGTGTGCTGATCGTTCAGCTTACCCTCGTTGACCTCAGTGAACACATTTGGGTACGCAAGATCGCGCCCAAGTCGCACAGCGGTTAGGATGCCGTGGTTGTTATTTTCTGGTGCGATCCGTGCGGTATTGTAGTGAATCCCCAAAGCCTGAAGAATGTCTGCGAAATAGTCTGGATGCACCAGACCGCGCCAGACAGCCACTTGCCTCTTACGGGAGTCGAGGATTTGGGCCACACTATAGTCACCATCACGTACGCCCATACCCACGTCAGCGCCGATGGTATAAACCTCAGCGGGGTCGAATGGATGATAGACAAGCAATTCTCCTCTCGGATGCTCACGCAGCACTCCATCCTCAACAGCCATTCTTGCGATAGGCTCGGGAGCGTTGCGGAGTAGCTCTTGGATTTGCTCTGGATTGAACACAGGGCGACCAGACGTGATGAACGCCTCATCAGCGCACGACGGGTACTCCTGCATGAACTGTTCGCGGGAGGTCTGTGCGATCTTGATGCGACGGAACATCAACTGTTCATCGTCAAGACCATACAGTTCTGCGAGTTCTTCCTCCTCATACGTGCGCTCAAATCCCTCAGGGACAGGCTCACGGTACTCATCGGAGTCGAACCAAGGGCTGAAGAACGGAATGAAGCCGTTCTCTCCCCTGACAGCACCCTGCCAGAGTTCATAGAACACGCCAGTCATACCGTTAGCGGTGGACTCGACGTAAACCTCTGTGTCCTTGCGGTTCGGAATTGCCTGGAGGAGAGCGTTAAGGTTGTCTGCGGCGGTAGCCACAGGCCAGAACGCGACCTCGGACAAGTGACAGTGTGTGATCGTCTCGCCACGAGCGATACCGTCACCACCAGCGGTCGCCACGATCAAGCCTGAGTCGAGCTTGTCGAACACGAGTTCCCGCCGGGAGCTATATCGCGTGGACGGCTTAAGAAGCTCAGGCATCTCCGCATGGATGCGTTGGTACATATCGAACAACGCACGAGTGGAGTCAGCCTTGTGAGCGACCACGAGGCCCTTCTTGGCCTTCATTTGTGAGATGCGAGAATAAATCTTCGCGGAGGTATAGGTGGACAAGCCCTGCTGACGAGCCTTCAGGATGATGACGCGCACCTTCCCTGTGGCCTTGTATTGGGCCTCCACAACCTCATCCAACTTTTGCTGAACTTTGTTGAGGACCAGAGGGCGAACGTCGCCGCTCTTAGTGCGAATCTTCACCGCGCTACGAGAGTAGAACGCGAACTCGTCCTTGAGCCTCCTTCTGATTTCAATGAGTTTCTGATCCATAGTAAGTCGTATGTGTTGAACCGTGAGGCGGGGCAAAAGCCTGACTCTTGGCTATCCTGTCTTAGACCTACGGAAGCAGGACCCCACGGTATCTCTTGTTACTCTTTGTCACCCTCAGCTTCAGCCAGAGATGCAAGCCACGCCTCAGCGGCGTTGACAGTGACCTCAGACTTGCTGGCGGGTTTCGCCTTGTAGAAGTCAAGAAGCTGACGCGCAGCCTTGAGCTTCATATCTTGGTTCATAGGCCCCTCAAGGATTTCGAGGGTAGCCTGAGTAGCCTTCTGCACAATTTCATCATCGGGCAGGAGGCCAGCCTTTTTCATGTTTGCCATGTGAATTTCAGCCTTTCTTCGGGCTTCTGCCCATGCCTTCAGGGCCTCGGCCTTCCGCATCCCATCAGGGACACCAAGGCGCGAACGCGACCCAATCATGTATTCTGAATTTTGCTTCTGGCGGAGATTCCACCATTCACGATAGCCGGGAATCAGGGCCATCTTCACGGAGGTTCCAACGTGTCTGCCACGTCCCTTCCCCGGTTGCTTGATGCCCCATTTACTCTGAGACTTCTTTCGCTTTGCCCTCTTCGGTCCCGGCTTCTTTGCGCGGGGCTTGCGAGGCTTGGGAGAGGGCTTTTTGCCCTCCCCTTCTGCCATCTCAATGATACGCCCCTCGCCAATGTTAACGAGGCGCTTTGTCATGCTTATACGTTCCTTTCAATGCAGCCATGTGCTCGTTGAACACGTCCCAAATCTCGTTCGCTAGGCGTTCGTGCTTTGGTTCGTTCACGAAGTCCTCGAAGTAGCTGTAAGCCTCTTCCCAAGACTGAGCTTGGTTGGACATACGAGCCAACAGAGCGTTGACCTCATCCTTGAAGCCGCGTCCACCAAGCTTCCCAACAGCATTTGCGAATTTCTCACGAACCTCGAAATGTTGCTGAACACTTGCCTTCCAGCGTTCTGGAGTGGTTCGAATGGAGTCCTTAGGAATACGGGATTCCTGAACACCCCTACGGGTCACATACTCATCACCTTCGACCTCAACGGCCTGTGAGAGCTTCTCAAGGGCCTTCTCAGCGAGCCCACCCTTGGTCGGTTGGACCTTAGGCATCTCACCCGGCTTCGGATTAGCCGCAGCCTCCTCGGCCTTCTTAGCCAGCTTCTCACGAGCTTCCTTAGCCTTCTTGGACTGAGCCACAAGCTTCTTAGACTCGCTATCGCGCTTCTTGAGTTCAGCCTGGATGGCCTTCTCAGCGTCAGCGTCGTTCCAATCCTCGTCCTGCTCCCGCTCGTACTCAGCCCACGCGGCCTCCTCCTGTTGAGCCTTAATCTCCTCAGGGGACGGTTTGCGCCGTGCGGCTTCTGCCTTCAGGTACTCATTCTCACGAGCCTGGGATGCTTTCGCCTCCTGAGCTTCCTGAGAGGCCACTTGAGCCCTACCCTTATCGAAGTCCTGGGACTTCTGAGCTTGTACCTGAGCCAGACGATTTAGGGCCTTAGCCACTACGTCCAGATGGTCCTGACGGTTCATCGCCTCGACGGCGTTGATCCCGGCCAGCTCCTCAAGCGCACGAGCCTGATCGGCCTCCTGGGAACGCTCATACTCAGCCCACAGGGCATCCTCAGAAGCCTGTTTCGGGAGCGATCCGACTTGCTCATAGGCGCGGTCGATTTCTTCCTGCCTACGGGCATCCTGAGCGTCCTGAGCGGCCTTCTGCTTCTTACCCTTATCCCAACCAGCCTCACGAGCCTGTTGGGCCTCAGCGAGCTTGTTGAGAGCCTGAACCACAAGGTCAGCATCCCGCTTCCGGTTCATACCCGCCGCAGCGGCCATACCGGACTGAAGCTCCGCGACCTGAGACGCACGGGCGTTCTGCATGGCATCATATTCGGCCCACAGAGCCTCCTCAGAGGCGTTCTTAGGCAGCTTGGTATGATCGGCCCACGCAGCTTCCTCATCGGCTCTACGGGCCTCCAGAGCGGATTCCTGGGCCTTCTGAGCCTTCTTGTATTGCTCCCAAGCCTTATCGGTCTGTTTGGCCTTACGTGTGGCGTCAGGCGAGTTCCGACCCGAACCACCGCGTTCGGCATCGCGTAAGATGCGATCCTCTTCAGCCTGGAGCTTCTGGAGAGCCTTCTGAGCCGCCTTGAGTTCCTTCGTACTCGGAAGGTTCGGCGTGGTCGTCTCAGCATGACCAGACCAGCGGTTAGCAAAGCGTTCAAGCGGCTTGGACGTGCCAAGCACGGAGTCGATAGCACGAGCGCCTGTGTACCCCGCAACCTGGGACCCAAGGACCTTCAGGGCCATCGGAGCCACAAGAGCCGCCTGTGAGGCGAATGGGATCGCAAGCTGACTTGCGCCATGCGTTGCACCAGCGGCAGCGCCAAGCACTCGACCAACACCACGAGTCGGGTTAATGAAGCGTCCAAGCTTGCCACCGGACAGGCCACCACCAAAGCGTTGCTCACTATCGGTTACAACGCCTCGATTGGCTAGGCGGTTAACAGTGTCACGGTCCTTGATCGCATTGATGAGGGCCACACCATCGGCGCGGTCGCCAAACATGGCCTCAAGCTCTGCGAAGTCGCCTTTCTTCAGGGTGTACCCATGGTTCAGGCGGTTATCGAGGTCCGTAATGAAATCACCCGCACCTGTCTCCTTGATGAACTCATTAGCCACCTTGGATTTGACGTGCGTGAATTGTCTCTGGAAGTGATCCTTGATGGTGCTGAGAGCCCGATAGGCCCCCTTCTCGCTCCCAAGGTCATCGCCCAAGCTCTGAGCGTAGTCAGCCACGCGGGTAGCAGACTCGGCATCAAAGGAGCTATCCTTGATGGAGTTGAGTACGTCTCCTGGGACCTGGGCGGTCCTAAGGGCTCCACCAGCGGCACCACCTAAGATACCAGCGCCAGCGATCTCCTTGAGGTTCGGGTCATACCCTCTCTCGGTTCCGATCTGCGTAGCCGCCTGATCCACAGCCGTCTGAGCGGCCTCGGTCAAGCCTTCAGCAACGGCACCCTTGGCGATAGCACCGGGGATTTGAGCGATAGCGCCCAAGCCGGCTCCCTTCACAGGAGCGGAGACAGCCGACCCGATACCCACCTTGTTCAGATAGGCGTTCAGGGCCGTACCAGCACCCACAGCGGTGTAATCGACAATCCCGGCATCATCCAGGGTCTTACCATCGTTCTGCATACGAGCTTCAAGGGCAGGACCGAAGTTCCCGGCCACATTGGACCCAACGAAGCCAAAGCCGCCCGTAAGAGCGCCAATACCAAGATCGGCCGCTAGACCTGGCACCTGTTCAAGCAGCGCACGAGGCACGTAGCCCCATCCGTAGCCAAAGAGGCCCCTATCCTTCTCTTGCGGGTCAAAGAAATCTACTGAGGCGGAACGGTAATCCTTTGGCGCAAGCGCCTCACCCATCTCCACCAATGTCTTACCAGCGGTATCGACTCCTATGGCATCCAGAGTCTTGCCGTAGCCGACAGCACGTTGGGCTGCTCCGTACTGGAGAGCCTTGGCGCTCTTCTCCAGAACACCTTGGCCCTCCATCGGATCGTCAGAGTCGAGAACGAAACCTTCGGGCAGCGCAGAAGATTGGGCTTCTGTGTCCTCATCGAGTACAAAGCCCTCAGGTAATTGTTCCATTACTTCCTCTTATTATTGTTTTAGTGGAACCCACCTTCCGTTCTGGAAGATGATCTTTTCGCCATTTGGTCCAGTTGCGGTCTGACCTTCACGATAGCGAGACTGCTGAGTACGCTCAGGACGGCCCGTAACGGTCGGCCTATCACCACCTTGGCTCGTAGGGACGTTGTAGTTCTTGAGCCATTCGTCACGGCGCTTAACGTACTCAGGCTCGAAGTCATCGAGTCTCCGCGTACGCTCGGAGTACTGCTGATTGTAGTACTCACCATCCTCACCGCCGTAGCGGCGAAGCATGTCCTGGCCGTAGCGACTGTTGCGGTCATACAAGCTGCGGAAGCCCTTAGCCGACTGATCGAGAAGCGCAGACACACTCTGGTTACTGAACTTCGTGGTGCCCGGCAGGATCGACTCCATAGCCCTCTGAGCATCACCCTCGGTCTGAACACCATTCGCATCCAGAAGCTTCGCGTCACGAGCTTCGTGGAGCCACTGATAGAACAGAGCCGCGTTGCGGTCCTGAATACCCGTGGCAGGGGTCGTCCCGTCGAGAATGTTGCGCCAAGACGTGCCAACGCGGTTAAGCGCGTCCACGGAGAGTTCACCAGAGACAAGCTGCTTGCGGAACGTATTCAGGCGGTCGAGCGTGTTGTACGCCGTATCGGCCTTGTTGTTCACGTCAATGAACGTCTTCTGAGCGGAATCCGTGAAGGTCTTAGCAGGAGCGTCGATGAGCTTACGGTTCTCGCCCGTGTCCTGATTGTACTCATAGGTAGCGCCATCGGCACCACGAATGATGGTCGTACGCCGCTTATCCTTGGTCTTACCATCCTTCTTGTAGCGAAGGGCGGAAGCCAGAGCCGCAGCACCCTGAGGGTTGTCACGAGCCATAAGAGCCGCACCAGCACCAATGAGGCCATCACTGAAGCTGTAGTCCTCAACGGGAGCGCCAAAGAGCGCACCAGGACCTCCAGAGAGGAACTGATCCCACATGGACTGAGGCTGTGCCTCGGTAGCCAGCGTATCGGTGCCAGCACCACCGGACAGTTGAGAGTCTCCTGAGCCTCCAGTGATCTGCTCCTGGAGAGCAAGCTCCATCGGAGTCGCAGACTGATCGGCAGGAGCGCCCCCACCATAGGCGCCAGCCCATCGCTTGAAGTCACCAGCGGTTCTGATGTTCTTAAAGACGCCTGGGTTGGCCTTAATGGCATCGGCGCTCACAACCTGATTGATCGGTGTGTCGTCGGAGGCCCTGAGAGCCTGAATGGCACCAGCAGGGCCAAGGAAGTGAGCCGCATACACAGAGCCATTACTCAGCGGAATACCCGCTTTACTCAGGCGGTTTGCGTTGTCCTCGGTGAACGCCCTCATGACTTCGTTCTGTGTCGCAACGTCGTTCTTACGCGCCATAAGAGCGCCTTCGGACATTCGCGGGTACAGACGGCGAGCATACGCCATGTACGTGTCATCGAGGAACTGGAAGAGGCCCGATGCGGAAGAACGCGGGTTCTTCGCATTTGGATTCCCACCAGACTCACGGCGGGTCACTACGGGCAAATAAGCGTCATAGCTCCACGCCATAAATTACCTCCAATCGTAAAGGTTCGTGTCGATGTAGAGGACACCATTGACCTCCTGAACGGCCTCAGGCTTGATCTTCTGAACGTCCTGAGCCAACGGAGCGGTGAACTCGCCAAGATGCTTCGCGTCCTTGTAGGTGTAGCGATACAGCGGCAAGCCTTCGGTCGTGTGGCCGACCTTCTCAATGATATCCTTGGTACGAGCGTCAGACTTAAAGAGCGAACCAATCGCTCCAATGATGGAGCCAGCCGTGGACAGAGCCGAAGGCTGCGTCTTGGTCTGCGAGAAGCCCTCGCTACCCCACAACTTGTCGCCAACGACGTTGTAGTACTGCGAGAGAAGGTTGCTCTTGTAGTTGTCGCGGTAATCGAACTTAGCGAACTTGTTATCGAGCTTGGACTGTTCGTTAGCCTTGAGAAGCTCCGCAATGGAGGACTGAAGGCCAAGGACGCCAGCCTCGTTCGACAAGGCATCGTTCATCATCGTATGGCCCTGCGAGGTCATACCGCTTGCGAGTTCGCCACGGCCCATGAGAGCCGCCAGGAGGGACTGTTGATCCCCTTGGCTCATCTGAAGGCCAGCGTTGTAAGCATCGCTGCGGAGCTTCGCAGACGTGTCGCCCACAAGGTCAGCGATACCCCTCTGAGCCACGCCAGCGGCGATACCAGCACGAGTGCTCAGGCCGTTGCCTGTAGCCGCAGCGTTCTGGTTGATCCCTCGGATCGTGTCCTCATTGAAGGTGCGTACCGCATCACGCGTGGTCGCATCAACCATATCGCTGATGTACGGGTTATCCGCGTACCTGTTCGCGTTCGCAATGTGAGTTGAGGTCCAATCGCGGTTCGCAAAGTCCTTGAGGCCGGTATCGACCTCCCCAAGAGCCTGGGAGCCACGAGAGAACAAGTCCTGACCACCAGCGGCCTGTGTGTTCACAAGGTTCTGGCCCGTGGTCATCGACCAATCTCGGATAGATTTCAGACCCGCAACATCGGTCGGGTCATAGGAGGCCACAAAGTCGCCAGTGTAGCCTCTGGAATCCTTCTTACTGTCGTAAATACCCTTGGCTTCCGAAAACGCATCCAGAAGGTACGGCTGCTGCGGAGCCCATGGGTCGGTCTTTTGATATTCTGTGGTTTTTCCGCCGCCACCCATCGTAATTCCTTTTTATTATTCTTGGACCTCCGTTCTGGCGGGGCCATTATTCACAAAAATCGTCCTATCTTTTCCGTCCGTGCAAGGGATCACCTTGATAGGCACGAAGCCAAAATACTTCTCAATGAGACGGCGAGACGCCTTGTTCTCATCGGTCAACATGCAGAACAGCCGAACAGGCACGTCCTCGCGGAACCGCTTCCAGTTCTTGAGCATATCTTGGAGGACGTTGTGGCTCATGTAGAACACGTCCAGATGGAAGAAGATCATCTCTTCCCCGGTCGGGAGATACACCGCATGGCAAGATGCGATGTACTCCGTCCCGTCAAACACTGTCAGGCGTTCTGTTTCCTCAAAAGCCTGATGCTCCATCACGGCACCTTGGCTCTGAGTTCCTCAATAGCCGCAATGATGGCCTGGAGGACGTTTTCCAAGCGCCGAAGCTCGTCTTGGACCCACTGACGCTCGGACTCCTTCATCTGAGGCGGATTTTGCGGCTTATACGGGGATAGTTTCTTGTATGCCATAGTACCTCGTATCAGAATTGACCAAGAATAATCACGTCGAGGTCCAACGCAGACAGGGTGAATGGCAAGAAGTCGGTCTGTTCGATCTTCAGCGCCAAATATCGCCCTGCAAGGTTGTAATCGAGCTTGTATTGCACTCGGTCATAGGTTTGCGCCGTGCCCCATTCAGGGTCCTGGGCCGCGTGATCGGCAATTCCGAACGTGAAAACGAGCGGAGCAGCCTCGTAGTCCAGGCGCCCCTGCGGATAAATCGAGGAAACGCACTTATAACCCCTCAACTCGGAGCCGATTTCGTCCAAGTCGATGCCTGTGCGCTCAAGATACGCAGGAGAGTTCACGACCTCATCCAAGAGATAGCCGGTTTCGACCTCTCTGAACGCCTCAAAGGTCCTCAGAGCGTGTGAAACGTCGCCCTGAGCCTTGCTTCCGAAGGTCAAGTTGGTGCGGATGGTCAACTCAAGCTGGCTGAAGGCACCACCAACGGTCGCAAAGGTGCCTGTGACGTTCTCGAAGGTCAATTGCTGACCAAAAGTGATCGGCAAATGGGCCGCGCACGTCACGTAAGGCAGATCAGCGAAGTACCAGACCTTAGACTCGGTGTTGTAAATGGCCGCTCTGTTGCAACCCTTACCCGACACAGCCGGGAACTTCACATATTGATCGTCGGAGACGTAGCAGAAGATGACCTCGTTGAGCCTCTGATTGTAGGTCACGAAGAAATACTTGGACTCGTCACGCCGAAGGGAGTCGTAGATGAACCTACGGACTCGGCCAGAGGCCAGAGAGTCAGCCGTCGTGCCGTCATGGAACCAAATGTCATTGGAGCCAAAGACGTACTGGAGCCCGGCGACCTCCATCACACAGTTCGTGTTAATCACTCCCCGGTCAAACGCACGGTCGAACCGGAAAATCTCGACGCCTCCCACGGACTCCATGAGCCAAGTTTCCACGTCAGAGAAGATATACATGCGGTTCCTGAGCGGATAGGCGTCAATGATGCCTCCCTTCATCTCTGCCAGTGTGTTCTCACCAGCGGAGGACTCAGGACTCGTGAAATCCCAATTCGGGACCACCGCATATGGGTCAATACCGAAGTCGGACCACTTGACCATGTTCGGGTTCGCATTGGCACCCTTAGTCACATTGAAGGCCACGAGCATCCCGTTCATCGAACGAAGCACCCGCGCCCTCCATTCGGTGCGCCATTGGGTGTAACCAGAGTCGTCCACAGGGATCGGCTGAAGGGACGTACCGGAGGATGCGTTCTTGGACACATACCACGGCACACGGTCGCCCTTGTTGATGTAGAGGACGCCGTTGAGGCTTGCGGAGGTCACAGGAAGGGGCGCGTAGCTCGGCGTGTAGCCAGAGGCCGTACGCTCCTCTTCATCCCCCGCAAAGGTACGCTCATAAATCCGGCCATCCTCGGTCACGTAGTAGACCACAGGAGCCTCAACAGAGTTCGTGTAGCCTACCACATGAATCGGGTCAGCCTCGGTTAGATCACAAATCTTGCGGAACACCGCGCCGCGCTGAATCTTGCCATCCTCAAAGCGGCAGTTATTGGCGAACACGAACGCAGCGGAAGGGAGGTCATAGGGGTCCACATCTGCGATTACCCCATACTTCCCTAGTTCTCGTAGGGGTAACATTGCCATGGGTTAAACTCTCATGATGTACGCAAGTGCATAGAACGGAGGACGACCATCAGGGATGTTGACGTTGTGCCAGTGAGCGCCCTGGTAGTCGGTCGCAAAGGTGTGAGCGTGGTCGCCATCCCACCCAATGCCGTGGCTGTGAGGATCACCACCACCGCGGTTCTCGATGAACGAGGCAGAGGTAGAGCCTGTGGCACTCGCTCTCATGAGCGCAGAACCACCGCCGTTAGCCACTGAGCCGTGGTAGACGGAGTGATCGTGAGACGGCATCTGAGCGATGGTCAGGCGGTGGTCAGCGGTACGACCACCATGGTAGTGACCACCAGCAACACCAGTGGAGCCAGAGTGCGCGTGAGAGCCTTGGGTATCAGTGGTGCCTGTTTGAGCTTGGGAGCCACCTGTCTGTCCCACGGTGTATGAGCCACCAGCACCAACGATGAAGCGGTTGCGGAGGTCAGGGACGTTAATGGTTCCCTCGCCATCGGAGCGAGAGATACCTGTCTGACCAGCACACAGGACCCACCCTGCGGGGATCGCGTTCGTGGCACCGGACCACAGGATGATGCCACCAATCGGAACAGCCCCATTCAAACCATGCTGAGTGAGGGTCACAGGACCAGTGACATTCGGGAAAGTGTTCTTAATGACTTGCTTGATTAGTCGGAGATGGTTGTCCGTATCGGCCAGCAAATCTGGAGCAGCCGGATTAGACGGATCAAGCTGATTGATAAAAGTTGCTACTTCTAAAGGCATTGGGTCCTCTGAAATTATTATTATTGGGTCCCAAAGGACCTTTGAAATCATAAGATATTCATTAGATCAAAGGAGAGCATGATGAGTAATAGATTATGGTTATTATTGTTATTGAACATCTATTGGTTCTTAAGATGGAATCTGGCTCATCAACCTGCGGGGCATCTCGGCCCTCTCTCCTTAAGGTCAACAAAAATGCAATTTTGACACATTCCCCCGGCCAGTCGCCTATCGGCTCCGGGCAGACGTGCCCTGTGACCCCTCCTGGGGGACCCTGTGATGAACCTAGGATGGGACCCTAAGGGGTGGGGTGTTCTGGAGGGCCTGGAGGGTCTGATGGGACCTGATGGGGTTCTGATGGGACCCAATGTGGTTCTTGTGAGCGCGTGACGCTGCACGGCATTACCCCAACAACCGCGTGAGAGCTTTAGCCCTTTTTTGAAACCATATAGCATTTCATGGGATATGCTCACGGGTAGCGAGGGACCCGCAACTCCCAACGTGTCCTCCCAACTCACAGGAAAAACGTGTGGAATATCAAGGCGTCAAGAAAATAGCGTATGTCCTGTCTATGTAATGCTATAGCCTTATGAGTACGGCTGACCGATGCGTGGACATTAGCCGCCTGTGATTTCACATGATGCGCCTGTGTTATCGCAGGTATTCACAGGATTCGTATGTGGTATGCGACACAGGAAGCCATTGATTTCACAGGTGGAATATGTGGATTCTAAGGAGTATTGCGCTGGGTGCATAACATTATAACAAAGCGTCACACCATTGCATAGCTCATTAGTTCCTCATGAGTTCCACATGAGACACCCAAGAACCACGCGACCACGCAGGACACACACACTGTTAGTGTGTTACACACAAGGGTTTTGATGTAGTCACAAGACACTGATGTTTCAATGCGGATAATGTATCATATGATCTCTTATGAGTTCAGATGAGTGTTACAAAGAAACGCGCTTTAATTGGTCAGAAACGGGCCATAGACGGCCATTCTTGTGCGCCGCTATCGTGGTATGGAAAATGAGTTATCCACAGAATTGAAGCAATGTAACGCTCGCCGTAAGTCCTTGTAATTGCTCATTGATTGTTTTCAGTATGTAGGAATTTATGGTATGTGGTTGTGGTTCTGGCTCATGCTTTCGCGTTTAGGTTGTGCTTGAATTGTGCTGCGATCCGGCGAGGCATCGCTCGCTCGCGCAATAAAATAACTTAGACTAAAGACTAATGCGATCAAGTATGAACTCGTATCATTCTCGCTTGTGTATCGGGTCCGGCTTTGCTATACAAATGTTGTGAGCGGTTCACGACCGCTCCACCAGAACCAACCGGAGATAACCCAATGCGTGAAGCTCGCATTATTGTTCCTCTCAAGGATAACGATGGCAACGATCTTACTGCCGTTCATACGTTCGCTAAACATGCGCTCTGCCGCAAGTTCGGCGGATTTACCGCAACTCCCATCTCGGGCGGTTGGATGGATGATGACGGAACTTTCTATGAGGATCACAGTATCGCGTACGACATTGCAATGGTCCCTGATCGCCAGGACGATGTTCTCCGCGATTTGGTCCTAGAGCTTGGTGTGATGGCGCGACAGCTTGCCATGTATTGCCGCTACGCATCCGGCACGGTTGAGATTATCGACACTTCCAAGGCTCTTGCGGCCTAATCACATAGCAGAACGAGACTACTATGAGGGCGTTCTACGTCATTAGTGTGCCCTCTCACATAGCAACACAAGCCTAATAGGGGATCGCATCATGCAAAAGATTTATGCCGTCACTTTCAAGGATGAGAACGGTAAGTTCACCATTCAGGACCAGACTAACTTTTCGTTCTCGTATGACGCGCCTACTCCTCCCGCTATCAATCCTTTCGGCACGTTCGCCCATGATCTTGCATACAAGTATGGTGGAGATGATGCGGTTAAGGCATTGAACGCCTTGTGCGCTGAACTCAAGGAACAAGCGGTTCAGCGTTTAATCACTCGTTGTTATGACCGCGAGGAAGCGGAACGCATCGTCAACCGGGATCACAGCTATATCTCGTGGTATGTGCCTTATCCGACGCTTGACCGCGTGTTGCCTGAAGGCTCTTTCCAGATGCTCCCTTGGAAGGATGCTTACTGGAGGGAAAACGCGGCCTATTATGTGCGGGAGTTCCCTCTCCCTTGGCCTTATGAGGCTATCGCAGACCATTTCGCCCATCTCTATTTTAAGGAGAACAAGGCGACAGGCAAAAAGGAGCCTCTTGTTCGCTACTTCGCATCTCCTGAACATGGGATGATCCGTCGTGCTACGGAGATGAAGCCGGGACGCTACTTGCAAAAGTTCTATCCCTCTCTTGATGGCGATACTGTGCGCCATTGGGCGACTCTCATTGATGCGGCTGATACCGTACGCTTTGCCACTACTCCAGCCGAAATCAAAAAGGTTTACCAGAACGGGCCGCGCTCTTGCATGGCCTATGAGGATGAGCGGTACGAAAGCGACATTCATCCTGTGGAAGTTTATGGCGATAGTGATTTGCAACTTGCCTATCTCTCATATGTAGACCTAGACGCGCCTAATTTCCGCGCATCTGCCCGCGTGTTGGTATGGCCTGAACGCAAGCTCTATTGCCGCATCTATGGCGATGAACAACGCATGGCTAATGCTCTTGAGAAGCTCGGATATACTCCCGGCTCTATGAGAGGCGCAAAAATCCGCAAGGTGACACAAGGCGACTATCTCGTGATGCCCTATATCGACCACGTTTATACTGTGACGGTGAATGATGACCATTGCGTGATTGGCGGGACTACTGCGGCGGATAGCACAAGCGGCCTTATCTGGCTTGAGGATGAGCGCGCATGGTGCAGCGGCTATGAGGACTATGTGGACGATGACCCTGAGGATTTCACCTATGTTAGCGGCATTGGTAACGTGTCGCCTTCCTACCGTGATGAGTATTGCTTCCAGTGTGCTTATGATGAGGAGTGGTATCATAACGACTATGCGATTGTGATGGCCAATGGGGACACATGGGCAGAGCGTAACGTGAACCGCCATGCGTTCTATTGCGAGCGCACCATGGAATACTACCCTGATGATGAGGGAGTGACCCTTGTGGACACTGATGAAACCGTGTCCCGCGATTGGGCAGAGAACAACGCCCATCTCTCGGATGATGGTGAGTGGTATGCGGTAGCTCCGTCTAAGGATGATGAGGCACAGGCCGCATAATGGTTCCTAGGCACGATGGCGCGGGGAGGATTTTGCCTCCTCGCATACAGATAGTAGATACATACAAGGTTAGACATATGACGAAATCACCAGAAACGGGCCATAGAGCGGCATTAGATACAAACGTGACCGCTCTACTACCCAAGGAATATGAAGCGGCTCCAGCGCCTCTAAAACGGCTCCTAGAGATGCTCACTTACAAGCGCCCCCATGGGTCCAAGTCTGAACGCAAGTTTATTAACCGCTTCATCATGCCGCTAGGCGTGGTCAAAGATAACTTTGGCAACCTGTATAAGCGCGTTGGCAAGGATAGCCGGGTTCTGTGGTCCTGCCACACTGACACTGTGCATCGCACTAGCGGGCGTCAAAGGGTTCGCATGGATGATGCCGGATGGGCCTATGCCATTACGGATGAGTGCCTAGGCGCGGATTGTGCGGCGGGCGTGTGGCTCATGACGGAGATGATCCGCAGGGAAGTTCCCGGCCTCTATGTGTTCCATAGGGATGAGGAGTCAGGCGGGCGCGGGTCCACGTTCATTGCGAACCACTATCGGGAGCTTTTGGAGGGTATCGACTATGCTATTGCCTTCGACCGTAAGGGTTTTGGTAGCGTTATCACTCATCAATGGGGTGGCCGTTGCTGTTCTAATGCGTTTGCTGATGCTCTCGCCTCTACCCTAGGCGCGGGATGGCAGAAAGACGATGGCGGCACGTTCACAGATACGGCCATGTATGCCGATTTCGTCCCCGAGTGCTCCAACATTAGCGTTGGTTATGTGGATCAGCACACAAGCCGGGAGTGCCTCTATACGCCCTTCATTGTGGACCTATTGGAGAAGCTCTGCGAGCTTGACGTTGAAGCTCTGCCAGTTGCGCGTGATCCTAAGGCTTACGCCCATATGGATGACGACCGGACCTCCCCCTATGAGAACCGCTATTACAGGGCCGCTTATGGCTACGGGTACGACGATTATAGCGGCTATGGGGCGTATGGGACGTGGGATGACTATGAGCCTAACACTCGCAAGCTCTCTGCCCGCTATAGGCTCCTAGAGGCCATTAACGACCATCCTGATGCCGTTGCTGAGTTGCTTGAGGAGTACGGCATTGGGGCCGATGAAATCCTGATGAAAGTCTATAGCTCACGCTAGGAAAGGAGACGCACATGACACCTAACCCCATTCAAGCTACGGCTGATCGCATTGTAACTCATGACGTTCTTGTGTGCGTATCTCATCTCGTGTTGGCTCTCGCTAATGCTAACTGTAACGTGGTCCCTGTGGGCTCTTATGGGACTAGGACCCATCAAGCGGCCCAACAGATGAGCCGGGAAGCCCTATGGCTGATGGATCAAGCGGCGGCCCTAGCCTCCCCTATTCCTGATCCTGATGACCCTGACAGTATGCTGGAGGTCTATGAGCATTGGGCCGTTACGGATTGGTTAGCGGATAAGCTCATAGGTAAGGGCGAAATTGTTGATAAGGATTTCGGAGGGCTGAACGTATGGGCCAGGACCACAACGGGGCAGATGATTTCGATGGACGCCGTGATACAAAGTATCGCTAAGGACATACATGCGTCCTAAATGTGACAGTCAAGCCACATTTGAGACACAATGGGACTTCTCCCCTAGGGCTAAATGCCTCATCTGAACTATGCAAGTTTGCATTGAACCCGAAATTAGGTGCGCCTATATGCTGAACCACCACCACGAACATAGGGAGAACAACGGAGAAGAAATGCTTAGACAAAATAAGGCGTGTGAGCGCCTGTGGAACTTAGGTAAAGCACTCACAGGGGAAGTTGGGGAGATAACTATATCTCTGTTTATGACATTACTCACGGTTGCTAAGGGCACTTATGGTCTAGGACCTCAAGCAACTTCGAGAACCATACAGGAGGAGACAGGCTATTCACAGAGTACAGTGTCAAGGAACATCGCTCTACTTTCGGACATTGGGACCAAAGATAAACCGGGTTACGGGCTAATAGAGGTTCAGATTGATCCGTCTGATAGGCGCAAGCAACTCCTCACCCTTACTAGGAAAGGCAGGGACCTATGCGACAAGCTTGCCTTAGCCATAGCCTCATAAGCGCCTAGTAGGTCGATCACCCCTCCCGAAACATTAGCCTGAGGTCGGCTTTTTCAGGCTAAGAACAACAATAGGACCCAAAAGAATGAGCCAAAAAATCATCACTCCTCTGGCCGATGTTGTCGTCTACGAAGCTGATGAGGACCAACTATTTGCCCTGCATGGGCTGACTGAGGCGGGTATTGCCGCAATTCAAGCTTTGCCCCATATCATGCGTACGCAAGAGAGTACCCTTGTCGTGATCCATATGGGTAAACTTGACTCCGCTTTTGATATGTTAGATGAACATAACCTAGTGACTCGAACGCTATAGAAGTAACCGTAGGAGTAACATGATGGCTCAAGTACCGCACAGATTTCACCAACTCTCTGACGATGAGCGGAAGGCTCTTAGGAAGGTCGTGAAGCTCATTCAGAGGTTCCGCGACGAGGATGGCCGTATCCCCTCTTCATACATGGAGGCGTTTGCTGCGGTTGCCTTAGAGCCAGGTAAAGGACCTACAGGGTATGCGGAGGATATGAGGACAATTCAACCTATTGCCTCTCGTGTCCTCCTCGAAATCGGCCCTAAGGCGCGGCAACGGCCTAGCGCCCTGGAGCTAGTGGACAGGCAACAGAAGCCGGATAGCTGGAGGGAGACTGAGTACTTCCTGACCCCTAAAGGCCGGAAGCTGATGCGGGACATAATCAAGATAATGGAGGAGTAATGGATGGTAGGGACATTAGGCGTTGCGGCTTTTCTTTTCCTAGCGTGGCTCATTGGTCGGGCTAACTCCCATGGGCCTCAGCATTGGCTAGGGTTCCTGATCTTTGCATCTATGATCGGTGCAATTCTGTATCAAATGTGGTTGAGGGCCTGAGATGAGCATTTATCCTGAGAAACGTGGAGGGAAGCTGACCGGACGCCTAAGGGTGGAGGTACAGCGTAACAAGAAAACACTCGTGAAGTTCGCAACCTCCCAAAAGGAGGCAAGGAAGCTAGAAACAGAAATGAAGGCGGGGTTACATGATAACCCTGACTCTTCTGTTGCCGTGACACAAACGAATAACGGACTGAAGCTACTAGAGGACCAAGTGGAACTCCAATGGAACGGGCTTAGGTCTGAGGTTCAGCGCAAGCAACACGGCAGACGGTTCGTGAAGATGCTCGCTAAGGTGATGAAGGATGAGAAGCTCCCTGATGACCTCAAGGCTCTTAGGTCCATCCACATTCATAAGGCGGTTGACCTGTGTGCCGGGGACAAGTCTGCGGCTTGCTACAACAGCTATATGTCTGCGGCGTCCAAGCTACTCACATGGGCTGAGGAGCAAGAGTATGTCGAAGCTGTGCCCAAGCTCCGCTTCCGTAGCTCGGCCAGGAGGGAGACTTTTTACCTAACGGATGAGGATGAGTCCAAGCTCAGGGACACCGTGAAAGCAATGGGATGGGACAACATCATCACCATCATGGACGTTCAGCTTGCCACAGGTTGCCGCATCTCAGAGGTACTCAAGAGGACTCCTAAGGACCTGAACGATGATGGGGATGGGTTCTATAGCCTGTATCTCGGCGTGACCAAGAACGGACACGAGCGGTACGCGGTCCTCGATACGGAGCTAGGGAAGCGATTTGCTGACCTGTTGGAGAAGGGTCTGCCCTCCTACGATGTTGTCTATAAGAGGCTCAGGAGCGCCCGTAAGACCGCAGGATTGCCTCTGACGCAGCCTACCCATGCTCATAGGCATACGGTAGCCACGAGGCTTGCTAGGGAGAACGTGAACGCGGTCTTGCTGAAGGACTTCATGGGTCACGAGAACCTTCAGACAACCATGCGGTATATCCACAACGATACCGCTCAGAAGAAACAGGTGGCTAAGAACCTCATTCGGAGGCCAACGGCTGCGGCTAACATGGGAGGGCATAGATGA